CGCCAAGGGCGCGGCCCAGGCTATGGCTGATACCCAGCTTGACAATCTGGCTGGTGATATAACGCTGTTCAAGAGCGCCTTAGAGGGCGCTCAAATTGTTATCTCTGACGGGCTAACCCCGTCCCTGCGGGAGTTTACTCAGTTCGGCACAGAGGCCGTCACGAAGCTCTCCGACGCTTTCCAAGAGGGAGGGCTGACCGGGGCGATGGGTGCCATCGGCGGCATTATAGGCGACGGCCTGAGCATGGTCATCGAGATGTTGCCGACCGCGATAGACGCGGGGATGCAGTTGCTCGGTGCTCTGGGCCAGGGCCTGCTGGACAATATGCCCGTGATAATTGATGCGGCTATCCAGATTGTGACGACGCTGGGCAAGGGCATCCTCAGCAGTCTGCCGACAGTGGCGGGCGCGGCGGTTCAGATTATAGCATCTCTGGCTTCCGGCATCGGCGAGATGCTGCCCGAGCTGATTCCGACTATCGTTGAGACGGTAATGCTCATAGCGAGCACGCTGATAGAGAATCTGCCTCTGCTGATTGACGCCGGGATGCAGCTCATAAGCGGGCTGGCGGAGGGCATCATTGGGGCAATCCCGGTCCTCATAGAGCAACTGCCGCAGCTCATTGACCAGATTCTTGGCTTCTTGACAGAGAGCCTGCCAACCATCCTGGAGCAAGGCGCGACTATCCTGACCTCGCTGGCGGAAGGGCTGATTGGCGCGATTCCGATGTTGGTCGAGATGCTACCACAGGTCATTTCGTCCATTGTTGGCTTTGTTACGGAGAACCTGCCGACGATTGTTGAGCAGGGCATCCAGATACTCATTTCCCTGGCAACGGGCATTATAAGCGCCCTGCCGGAGCTGATAGGCCAGATACCCACGATTATTTCCAGCATTGTCGGAGGGCTGGCTGAGAATTTCCCGACGCTCGTGGAAACTGGCGTGACGATGCTGCTTGAATTTGCCGGGGGTATCATTTCTGCAATCCCGCAGCTCGTGGCGCAGCTACCTGCCATTGGCGCGGCTATTGTTGGGAGTCTCGCAGAAATTCCGGGCATGGTGATAGATGTCGGCAAAAACATTGTGCAGGGCCTGTGGAGCGGCATCTCGTCGATGGCGAGCTGGGTCAAGGAAAAGGTCGCTGGCTTCGCCAGCGGCATCGTGGACGGCATCAAGGGCTTTCTGGGTATCCACAGCCCATCTACGGTATTCGCTGAAATTGGCGACAATATGGCCCTGGGCCTCGGTGAAGGTTTTACCTCCGAGATGGGTGCCGTGGAGAAGGACATCAAGGGCGCGATTCCGACGAATCTTGACGGGCCGGAAATCGCCATTCCTGACCCGGAGTTCCCAGACATCAGCCCGGACTTCCCGGCGGAGAACGAGCCCAATCCCAAGTACGGGATTGGCTCGAACGTTGAGAGCTTTGAGCTGCCAGAAGGTGATGGGGCAACCTATACAATTAGCCCTGAGATGACTGATGTACAGCTTCCTCCGGTGCCGGATATGACCTACGGGGTCAGCCCTGTTTATGAGGGCATAGAGGCGATGGGGGATGCTGCCGAAGATGTGACCTACCGGGTCAACCCCATTATTGGAGACATCAATGTCCCGAATGTTGCTGACCAGTCTTACACAATTAGCCCAATCGTGGAAGACTTCAATCCTCCCGGCTACGAGAAATATGTGGAGTCGGAAGATGGCAACGATGGCGTCTTCGGTGGTGGGGATGATGACAACGGCGCTCCTGGGCCAGATGGCGGCGTACCTACCGGGGACGGCGGCAATCCGCCTGGGTTTACCTTTGCCCCGGTAGTTACCATCCCGATTACGGTAGAGGGCAACGCGGATAGCGAGGCTCTGGAAGAACTGAAGACAGAGCTCGAAGCGAAGTTTGAGGCGAAGATGAGAGAGCTGTTTGAGGAGTTCCGCGAGGCGGAGCTTCAGCAAGCGGCTCTGAAGAATCAGTACGCATTTTGATGGGAGGCGCGGTAATGTACACGCTCACCGGAAGACGGGGCGGCACGGTCCGATTCGTGCCGCTCCTGAATGGCGTCGTCGAGAAGGAGAGCGAGAGCTACAGCAGCACCGTCACCTCTAACCCAATCGAGAACGGCGCCGAGATAAACGACCATGTGAACAATGCCGCCGGGACGCTCAGTATTTCCGGCGTCATCATCGGCGGAGAAGGCGCGGTGAACACGCTCAAAGCAATGCGGGCGGCGCGGGACGTGATGACGTATATCGGCGTTACCCGCATGACGAACCTTGTGTTTACAAGCCTGAAGTTTGACCGCTCTTACAAAAATAAAGACGGAGCTTCCTTTTCCGCCACCTTCAAGCAGATTCAGACCAACTCTGCCGAGTATGTGCCGATGGATGCCGAGCTGCCCATGACCAGCCAGGACATTGGACGGTTCGACGACCAGCAGTTGGCGAAGACGGGCAATGCGGGCTTGACGATGGTATCTCTGCAATCGGTAAGCTCGTCCAGCGCGGAGCGGCACGAGGCCGCATATACGCAGCCAAGTAGTTCCACGCCGTTGACGAGGCAAACCGGAGCCTACGATGGTCTGACAGCGTAAAGGAGGCGGGAGTATGGCGCTGCAACTGACTGACCTTAACTCGGACGTTGAGTACATCGCGATAGATGTGTCAAAAATACCGTACTCGTTTTCGATAAAGCTGTCCGACCGGACCTACAGCTTTACGGTCAAGTACAACAGTGAGGGCGGTTTTTTCACGATTGACCTGTACGACGTGAACGGAAACGTCCTGGCCTTCGGCGAAATCGTCCGGTACGGGCGTCCGCTGTTCAACGTGGTGGAAGATGAGCGTTTTCCAATTCCGGTCATCATCCCCTCCTGCATCACCAGCGACGGCATATCGGAGGTGACGTGGGAGAACTTCGGGAAAGACGTGAAGCTCTACCTCCACGAGAGGAAGGTGGGGTGATATGGCGTTCTGGATTCGTGCCGCTACCCTTGTTATCGGCAGCAATAAGTACGATTTGGACGGTATCAATTTCACGTTCGACATTCCGTTTGAGGACAGCGACGAGCCCCCGGTGGCAACGGTAACGGTGACGAACCTATCCGAGCAAACCCGCAACAGCATCAAGAAAGACGACCCCGTAATACTGAACGCGGGCTACAAAGGGGACGTGGGCTGTATCCTGGTCGGCAAGGTGGTCGGTCTGAAGCACAAACAGTCTAACGTCGATTGGACCTCCACCCTGACCGTCCAGCCGTGCGCCGAGGAAATCCTGGGCCGAATGGTGAACAAGACGTACAAGGAGAGCATGAAAGCGTCGGCGATGGTCCGGGACCTGCTGAACATCTTCGGCGTGGAGGTTGCCAAGTGCGAGCTGTCCATTGACCAGAGCTATCCGCGAGGGCGGGTGTGCCGGGGCAATCTGAAGCAGGTGCTTACGGAAATCGTGGTGAGCGAGTGCAAGAGCCGATTTATCGTCCGGGCTACTGGGCAGCTCTATATCACGAAAGCTGACGACGGTATCAACAACGGCATCGTGCTCACTCCGGCGACTGGGCTTCTCCGTGCGGATGAGGAGACAGTGGCGATTCAAGTTGAGACAAGCCTGAACTCGCAAAAGGCCGGGGAAGACAGGAAAGAAAACACCATCTCTCGCTCCTGCCTGCTCAACTACGGCATCGCCACCGCCGAGGTCGTGCGGGTACAGTCCAGCGACCTGAACGGGCGCTTCCTTGTTGTGAAGGGTGCGCATAAGGGCGGGAGGAATGGAGACTGGGAGACTTCTATGGAACTGAAGCCGTACTGAGGAGGGATTTTTATGGGGCTGGCTGATGTAAACTCGTACAAGTACCAGCAGATTCACGACAAAAAGCTAAAAGAATCGGTTTGCGTTGCCGCTACGGTTCAGGTCCTCGCATTTGACCCGGCGAAGATGACAGTCAACGTCCAGCCGCTGTCAAAGCACCTGGAGAACGGAAAGTATGAAAGCCAGCCGCCTATTCTGCAAGTCCCTGTTGCCGTTACCCGTATTGGCGGCTTTATTCACCGCCCCTGGGTAAAAGAGGGGGATGTTGGCGTGGTGGTCTATCTGGACCACGACATGGACAGCACTGTGAGCGGCGGCAAAGAGGCCAAGCCGCAAACGGAGCGGAACCACGCCACTACCGATGCGATTTTCATTGGCGGCATCGTGTCCGGCGACTATACCGTCCAGGGTCTGCCGGAGAAGGCCCACATCATTGCCAAAGAGGACGGGAGTATTTATGTCGCGGTTACTGAGGAAAAGGTGCTAATCAAGAACGAGGGCACCGAGGCTGAGTTTACCCCGGATAAGATAAGCATGAAGACAACGGACGTGACAATCACCGCAACGGGGACCGTCACCATAAAGGGTGCTAAGGTCAACATCAATTAGGAGGTGGAGCTATGCCAGCAGCGACACGGAAAGATGATTGCTGTACCGGGCATGACAGTTGCCCTCCGGTTCCGCTGGTAGGGTGCAGCCCGGATGTGTTTATCAATGGGCGCGGTGCAGGCCGGGTCGGAGACCCGTATACGCCGCATGGTTGCATAGCTCACCCGTCCCACGCAGACCGGATTGCAGCGGGCAGCTCTACGGTGTCCATCAACGGTATTCCTGCGGCACGGGTCGGAGACGCTGTTACCCTGGCCGGAACGGTCCGGGATGGCAGCGGCAACGTGTTTATTGGAGGCTGATGCGTATGGACAACATGACCCTTCTGATTGACCCGGAGACCCGTGATTTGGTATTGGACGAGGACGGTAATTTCGAGAAAATCTGCGGCGCTGATACCACGGTCCAGAATGTACGACACACTCTCCTGACGTGGAAGGCCGAGTTCTTCGCCGACCTGACCCACGGTACGGAGTATGAGCGCATTGTAGGTAAAAACCAGAATGAAGTTGACAGAAGCGAGATTGAGGAAGTCGTGCGGGAGGCTATCTTCCAGGAAACAGATGTCTCCCGGATAGACGAGATGAATGTAACATATGACGGACGGAGCGTTACGGCTGAGTTTGTTGCGACGCTTACAAACGGTGAGACAATCGCATTGGAGGTGACAGCGTAATGGCGAAGCCGAATGAATGGGGCCTGACGGACGCAGGCTTTAGACGCCCGACCTATGCGGAGCTTCTGGATGCTCTGGAATATAAAGCGCGGGAGCTGTTCGGCTCTAAAGCCAATCTGTCTGTCCGGTCTCCGCTCGGGATTTTCCTGCGGATTTTCGCGTGGGTGCTGAATCTGCTGTTCTCCACGCTGGAGGACGTGTACAACAGCCGCTTCGTTGATACGGCAGTCGGGGCCAGCCTTCTCCACCTCGGCAGGATGATTGGCATACGGCTCCTGGGAGCGCAGAAGGCGATGGGCTACCTGACCTTCTACGGAGATGACGGTGCGGAGGTGCCGGAGGGCTACCTTGCAGAGACCACGGCGGGGACGCAGTACGTCACGCTCAAAGCTGGGGTGATTCTGGACGGCAACGTAACCCTCCCGGCATCGGCGGCTATTGCTGGACCAGACGGGAACACCGCTGAGAAAACGATAAAGAATATCACGAATCCGAAGCTCGGTATTAAATCCGTGATAAACGAAAGCGCATTTGAGGGCGGCAGAAACACGGAGACCGCGGCAGAGTTTCGGGAACGGTATTATCAGTCCGTGGACTTCGCGGGCGGCGTGAACATCGACGCCATCATAGCGGAGATCTACGAGAACGTGGAAGCCGTCATAGCTGTTACAGGCGAGGAAAACGACACAGACTTTGAAAGCAAGACCGGGCTGCCTCCGCACTCCTTCGAGATAGTAGCCTATGGGGGACTGGATGAGGAGGTTGCAAAGGCCATCTACCGCAGGAAGGCAGCGGGTATCCAAACCTTCGGCAACACAACGGTTGCGGTTGTAACTGCTGCCGGGGGCATCTACAATGTCCATTTCAGCCGCCCCACTCCGATCGGCATCTGGGTTAAGGTGTTCAACCTTGTCACAGATAGTAAATTCCCTCTGGACGGTATCGAGCGGATAAAGCAGGCTATCATCCAGCACATCGGCGTGAACACTCGCGGCGGGCTGAACATTGGGCAGGACGTTATCTGCATTACCCTGCCCACGGTGGTCCTGAGGATTCCCGGCGTGGTAGATTTCGACCTCCAGCTCAGCCCGGACGGGAAAACCTTTAGCTGGAAGAATATCGAGATTGCGGCGCGGGAGAAGGCCGTCACCGATGAAAGCATGGTGATTGTGGAATGAGGAATTACCTGTCTGAAATGCTGTACGCCTTGACGAGCGCGTACAGCCGCAAGGACTATGACAATCACCAGCAGGGGCTGCCCCTGGAGACGAACATCGGCAAGCTGTTTTCCATCTTCGCGTGGGGCCTGGAAATCATTCAGGGAAACGCGGAGCTGGTGAAACAGTGGGATGACCTCGAGCAAGCGAAGGGCGCAGTCCTGGACAGGTACGGCGCAAACTGGGGCGTCCAGAGGTTCAGCGAGAACGACGCCCTGTACCGCCTTGCAATCCGGGTCAAAATTATAGCTCAGCTCTCCGGCGGCGACACAGATACGGTTATCAAAGCCGCCGCCGAGCTGCTGGGCGTGGACTACCCGGACATCAAGTTTGAGGACGTTTTTCCAGCGAAGATTGCCCTCTATGTAGACTGGCGGCTTCTCACGCAGGAGCGGCAGGATTTAATCGAGCCGATTGCCTGGGCCATCAAGCGTATTCTCGCGGCTGGCGTTGGGATGAGGCTCTATGTCCGCACATACCGCACCTACCGTTACGATCTGGACATCAGCCGAGGCGGATGTCTCGGCGCTTTTATCACGGCTCTCCCTGTGGGCCGTGACCGGGAGCACACGAAGGTCTGGGGCATAGGATTCGGCGGGTTTGAGCGGGCTGACTTCGCGTCCCCCATCATCGGGAGAGACCGAAGCGAACGTGAGGAGATAGCGGTGCGTTTGGGCGCCGGGGAGCGGGCGGACTTCGCGCCTCCCCCGGTCGGCGAAGATAGGACAGCCCAGGAGCCCGTTTTGACGGCCCACGGAGCCGTTCATACTCAGACAGTGATAACTTACCCACCTGACGTTGAAAGGCCCCTGAGAGGCCGTCAGGACGGCGCAGGCGGGGTATTTTACCGCACCCATATCAAACCCAAGCGAATTGATTAGAAGGAGGAGCAGGTATGTCCAGGTTTGAAGACGGGAGCTACGGCTCCCTGTCTGGCGTCGCCCTGATTGCAAAAGTCCTCGCGGGGCGGTGCGGGATGAAGTACACACGGGCGGCGCTTGGCAAAGGGCTCATGCCCGATGACAAGACGCCCAAGACTATGATGGACTGTGCTGAGTACGTCATGGATGCCATGATTGCGGGCATTACGAATCCCGTGGACGGCGAATGCCAAGTGACGGTTCAGGTCAAAAGCGACAACGTGGAGGCGGGTTTTTACTGTACCAACATCGTACTGTTCGCGGAGGACCCGGATGAGGGCGAGGTGCCATATACCTACCTGTCGCTGGAGAACGAGCCGGAGTGGATTCGGCCCGCGAGTTCCATTGTCGGTAAGCTCGCCACGTTCGACCTCATCGCTGCCGTGGGCGACGTGGATGTGGTCGATGCCGTCATTGACCCTGATTCTCTGATGACCAGGGCGGCGGCGGAGCGTCTGATTGCAGAGGCTACAGCTCTTTCAGTGACAGATATTTTCATTCCGAAGGATGGATGGAAATCCACAGAAGGGCAAGAGGAAGCTATTGGGAACGGTCTGACGCTGTATCAAGACATCGCACTCAGCGGTGTCCGTAGCGAGCAATTCCCGGCAGTCACCATCCGCACAAATGACATCCGAATCGCACAGCAGGCGGGTCTCTGCACCACCGCCCTAACCATGGACGGAGCAATCCGTCTCTGGACAAAAGAATCCCCAGTGAGGGACATGGAGGCTACGCTTGCCCTCTATGATGTTCGGTCTGCCGTTATCAAGAGTATTACGATTCCTGCTGATGGCTGGCGGAAGTTTGATGAATCTGTCAGCCCAGAAATATACCGTGAGTTCAGCTTCTATCAGGATGTCAAGGTCGGAGGCGTTACACAAGACAAATTTCCGTCCGTCTCCCTGCATATCCCATCCCTCTCGGTGGCGTGGGCTGCGGGCTTGTGTCCCACAGTGCAGCCTCTTACGGGCGCTCTGCGGTTCTGGTCCGTAAACGTGCCGGAGGAGGATTTGTCCGCCACTGCCGCAATCTTATTCCATGCGTCTGGGTTCGGAATGATTTCGTCCCACGCAGTAATTGTGGACGGCGTGAAGGTTAAACCAGGTTCCGGCTTGACGATTGACAGCAGCGGCAATCTTGCCCTTGATACCGCCACAAGTGAAGATGTGGCAAACCTTTTTAACGGCTCCAACGCCCCAAAAGGCGTGGAATAAATCAATTCTAAGAAACGAGGTACATAAAAATGGACGAAAACACCAATAAAGCCGTAAGTCTGGCTGGCCTGCAAGCAGCCAGCGCCCTCATTGCCACCAAGGCGGAGGTTAAGGAGCAGATTGAGGCGGCTTCGCTGGGCAGCGTCACATTCG